AAAGCGGCTTTCGCATTAGCGATAGCGACTTCTTTGACTGCTTTTGCATCTGCAATAGCGTCTGCTAACAAATCTCTGTTTGCCATTATTCCGAAATTTTTTGGGAAAGTACGCTTATTCTGTGGAAGCGTAATAGTGATTAATAATAGTTGATGCTATATCGTTACCATAGCATATTCACTCGTACATATATGAAAAAAAATGAAGCGCGATTTTCACCGCGCTTCTTTTTAAATTATCGGGCACTGCCCATTATTACATAATATTTCTGTTATTATTTCATTTGTCCTACCATATCTATTAGATGTAGGTGTTGTAGGTTCTATACCTTCTTTAATAGTATGCATGTATGCTCCCGGAGTTGATGGAGTAGATACAAAATCAAAACACAATAACTCAAAATCATCTTGTACTTCTTGGACTCCATTTTGTCCGGGTTTTAAACTACCCATACCTCTAGAGGAAATACCTACTGTGATTCCATTTTTAAATAACTCTGTTAATATGTTGCCTGAGGGGGTTGGGAGAATTTCTACCACACCCATAACATCATCTCCATCAAAATAAATCTCTTTAATATTGTGAGATACATTTTTTAAATTAATAACAGAAGAATCAGGGTGATCTAACTCACCTAACGCTCTATTTTCTTTAATTGGACCTTCCTTATAGTTTTTAACTTCTCTTTCTAAAATTTCTCTGGGGTAGTATCTACCATTACCATTTTTGGTTTGAGCAGCCTGTAACCTCCCTGAAACGAGCAGGTTGCCCCTTTCAGATGTCTTTGCCTCAGTTAATGACCGAGGAGAAAGTTCAAAAAGTTGAGTCTCTATAAGGGTTTGCCTCATTTGTTATTGTTGTAGTTAGCTTCAGCGTTCATGTAGTACTTTTCATACAAAGCAATTTCTTTTTGAACTGCTGCTTTTTTACTTTCGTCAATAAATTCGGCTAAATTAGAATCTTCATTTATAGTGCTAAGAGTTTCTTCTAATTCTCTCTTTTTCTTACCATAAATTTCCATGTAAACTCTATTTTTAGCCATTTCACCTAACTTTTCGGCTTTTTTAACTACTTCTTCAAATTTCATTTTGCCTTCTTTTTTCATATCCTTCTCCTCTTTTTTCATATCCTTTTCTTCCTTCTTCATCTTTTTAGGATCCATTTCTTCCTTCTTCATCTTTTTAGGATCCATTTCCTCGTCCATATCCTTTTCTTCGTCCATGTCCTTTTTTTCTTCATTTAAAAAGGCAGCAAATTTAGCTTCATAATTTGCTTCTTTACGATCAGTAAAAGGGTTACCAAGTGAAGGTATTCCAGCTACTGCTTCTTCTAATAATTCTTTGAGTTGTTCTGATTTATCCATGATATTTTCTTTTAAGTCTCCGTAGCCGGAGGATTTATATTTTCCAGTTGGTTCTATTTGATTTTTTAATTCTTGATAACCTAAGTCTTTTACTCCAAAAGCTGCATTTTTCATATAAAATAAAGGATCCTTTTCTAAATTTTTAGTAACTATATCTTTAGCCTTAAGTAAGGCTTCGGTAGGTTCGTCAGCTAATAATTCAGGATTTTGTTCCATTTCAAATTTTAACCCATTAAGATATTGATCAAAAATTTGATTATTTAAATCTTTATTAGTTTTATAATCGTACCCTTGAATTTCTTTTTCATTAATATCTTTCATGGTTTTAGACTCATTTGCTTTAGCTTCTTCTGCTATAAATTTATCAAATGAGGTAAAGGGGTTTAACCCAGAGGAAGACATTAAAGGAAAAATATTTTCGTTAATTACACTACGCTGCTTTAATAATTTAGCAGTTTGGTTAAACGTAGCGCTATTAGGAACAATATTAGGAAACAATCTTTTTGCTTCCTTTAAAAACACATCTTTGTGTCCTTTTCCTTCTTTAATTAAATTATATTGCTCTTGAAGTGTTTTCATGTCGATAAATATTAACCCTTATATAAATCCACATAACTTATACCCTTTGCTTTTTTTCTAAGGGCCTTTTTGTTAACAGGTTTATATCCTAATTTTAAATATTGGTTTTCTGGGGACTTAGATCCTTTTTTTCTAAAAGCATAAGGGGTCAAAAATCCAGGTGTAGCAGCTGAAGTGGTTATTTCTTTAACTATTTCTTGAATTTTACCTGTTGCCAACTCATATTGATCTGGGTAATTGTTTCTAAAAAATGTTCTAAAATCGTTAAAAGTATCTCTTACTTTAACATATTGTTTTTTATACTCAGTATCACCTCTAAGTTCTTTATTTGAAGCAAGATCCTTAGCATTATCTTTTGCTTTTTCTAAACTAGAAAATAAAGTAACAAAACTAGGGAGTTTAATAATAGTAGACTCAACACCCCCACCATCCTCTTCGGATTCTACATTTGTAGTTTTAGCATAGTAACTTAAGTCATTAGCAAAAAAATCGTTTTTCATATCGATTTTTCCATACCTATCCTCTATTCTTTTAATAAATTTAGGACTAAGTTCGCTAGGTTTAATAGGCATTACTTAGATACTTTAGATAATTCTTCAGTTAACTCATAGTACTGAAGGAGGTTGATTAAATCATCGTTGCTAATTTTAGAATTTTTATCAATTTCTTTAAGCAATTTAACTACTTCTAAAAGCTTAATTTTAGTAGCACCATCAGTTACTTTTTTAGCTTGTAACTTAAGCATATCTTTTACCTCATTAATTTTATTATTGTAAATTTCTTTTAAACGAGGTGTATTATCAATTGAGTTCATGAACTCTTTAAGTACTTCTTTTTGCCCTTGATTTAAATTAGCATATTTACCATTAAATTTTTCAAGCATTACTTTATAGGTAAGTACTCTTAAATCTTTATCATATTTAGAAAATTCTTCAACTAAATCTTGTTTAACTTTCTTTTGAGAAACAGGACGTTCAGTTAAACATTCGAGTATAGTAATCTTATTATTTATAATTTCTTCGGTTTCAGATAATTTATCTGAGTTGTATATTTCTATTAATTTGTAAAAAGCAGCATATCCTTTATAATTGGGTACTTGATGATTAAAAAACTCATTAACATTATAATGTTTTTTTATTTCATTAATAAGATTATATTTTTCTCGTCTTAAAGCACTTCTATTTAATTTACGGGTAGCTTCTAAAACAGTATTTAATGTAATTTCAGCTTTACCTTCGCTGATGTTTTTGCTTTTAAATAATGATTCGTAAAGTTTATATTCTTTACCTAATTCAGTTTTAGCAAATGATTTTTTTAAAATATCAAGAGATGGAGAAGAACCGCCGTTAAGGGTATCAGCAGTTATTTGTCTCACTAGAAGCTCAAATAAAAGGCCCGTATTCTTATACTTAGAATGTTTAATTTTCATCGATAGGCTTTTTTATAAATATATAAAGATTTTCACTCCTTTAAATTACTTTCATCAAGTAGTGACTCGTCTTGTTCAAATACCAACTGTTTGCGATTAATTGGAATCCTTTTAAGCATATCTTTATTTTGCAAATAAGTTGTTCTAGCTTCTAAAGCTAATGGAGAACCTCCTTTATATGATGGTTTAATAGCACTAGATTCATTTTCATCACCTTTCATTCTATTAACTCCTAATCTGTCCTTTCCAAAATTACCATCTTGTGTGTTAATATCAGAAACTTTTTCTTCAGGACGACCTAATTCTTTTTCATCATATCCTGCAGGAACATTTTCAGGTTCATCATAGTATCTACCTTTACCATATAATGAGGCTAAATCATGAGGAGTTCCATACGATTCTCCAGTTTCAACAGGATCATTTCCTTCTGCTTCTATTTGGCTAATACGGAAAGTGCGTTTAGCATCTTCCCTAGCAAGATCTCTAAATTCATTGTATTCATCTTCACTTAAGTGGAATAAATGATCATAAATAAAGTCAGAAGGGAATAATTTAGAATCAACCATTTGAGTAGCTAATTCCATTTTTTCTTTCATCAATGCTATTCTTTCCTGGTCATAGATAATTGAAGGAGTGGTTAAACCAATTTCGAAATTAACCAAGTCATCACCATCATATCCTTGTGTATAAAGGTGAACAACAGCAATTTTATATAATTCAGAAAGAATAATTCTTTGAATGCGTTCTATAGTACGAGCAAACCTAATATCTTCAGCCGCAAGCGTAGCTTTACCATCAGTATTTTCATCATACCCTAAAAATGCTTTTGGAATTTTAAGAGCAGCAAACAATTTATCTCTTAGATACTCTACATCAGTAATACCATCATAACTTAAACCAGGAGTGGTTTCAATCTTAGTTGAAGCATCATTTCCTCTAACAGGAATATAAAAATCTTCCAACATGTTTTGCATGTTGTACTTTAAGTTGTAATCTCCAGTATTTTGATCAATGTAAGGAGTACGCTTCATTTTAGAAATTGTTTTCTGCATGAAGTTTTCTATCTCAGCAGGTGGGATAGCACCTACATTTATATAAAAAATACGCTTTTCGGGAGCACGTACAATTCTATGAACTAACATAGCATCCTCCATTAAAGTATATTGTTTAAAAAGTTTACGAGCGGGTTCGATATAACTTCTACCATATGGGAGATAATTTACATCTGATAAGAGTCTAAAGTGGGCAATTTCATAATTATCAAAGTAAATAGCTTTTGTGTTATTACTATTTCCACCCGAACCTTGAAGACCTCCAAAATAACCCCCATATTCTCCACCTCCACTTAACCCATCAGGATCAAATTTAAATTTAACTTCTACTTGATGGTTATTAGTTTCACTAATTTTTTCTTCTCTAACAATATTATATGCCGTATATGGGATTACATTATAAACTCCAAATTTTTCTGCTATTTCTAGCTTAAGGAAAAAATCACCGTATTTACACATTTGGCGAATCCACATCCAAAGATTAAATTCAATATTTAAAACATCATAAAAAAGGTTATAAAGAATTTTTTGTAATGCTTCATCAGAAGATTTAATTTGAAGTACTTCACCCATATCATTTTTAAGGGTGGATTCATCACATAAAATATCTAAAGCAGAAGCAACGATAGCATCAGTATCCATTGCTTCATAATCAGAATATAATTGTGTTCTTAATGTTTGGTAATTAAGAGCAGGATTATAAACAGGCATTTGGTTAGTAGTGTACAATCTATTGTACCTATCAACCATTGAATTAGTTTCAACTTGTCCAGTTTGTTGGTACTTACTAAAATCTAATACTTTTAATTTGCTGCCTCCTACATTACGAATTAATACGTCTGTAGAAAATAATCTTTTTAACCTTGTAAATACTGTTGTGTCAGCCATAATATATTAATATATGAATAAATATTATAAAATCCAACTAAAGTCTTCAGTCCCCCCTTTTCCATTATTCATATGGTAAGGGTTATCTTGACCAGTTGAAAAATAAGCTCCCTGGTAGGATGTAGTGGTTTTATGGAAAGATCCCAGGGCTGCTTTTGTAACATCTACTCCATGTTGTCTAAATTTAAGTGCTGTGTCTCTTACATATAGCCCTATTCCAAAACTCATTACTAAATCATCATTATAACCTTGTTGGGCTTCGGCTCTACCATATTTCCAAACAAACGTTTTCATTTCTTCAACTAAACGTTTTGACTGTATAGTAACTCCCTTATCACTGACATATTCTTGAAATTTACCAATAACCATTGGTCGGGTTCTACTTGACATAGTAAATCCAGCGGTCATATTAGCACTATTTTCATAGTTTTGTAAATATGAATCTACATTAACTTGGTCTGATTTAGGAGAGTAATATAAGTTTTGGTAACCTCTTTCAATTATAGTTTGAATGGTACTCCATCCAATATTAGCATTTTCAACTATAAGCATAGCATTGTTATATTCAGTAGCTATTGCAGTAAGAATATTACCAAAATCTTTAGTTGATACTTGACCTTTATACTCACCTACTTGTACAGCATTTTCTATGTCAAAAATATGGAATGCCGAATAATCTTTACCATCACCTCTAGCTACGTCAGCTGAAATCATGTATGATCTAGTGTAGTCTGCGGGTTCCCAAATCCATAAATTTTGATCTACCCCTCGTCTTTCTAAGGGTTCTCTAATAGTTGTTTTTTCTATAAATTCCATGTATTCAGGATAGAATACAACATCACCCGAAGTGCTAAAATCACAGTCACACTCTTGTGCTGCCATTCTAGGGTCCCCTAGTAATTCATCTTGTCTATCTCTCCAGTTTTGATCTCGTTCTGGGTGGACATACCAAGGTAACTTAATAGGTAAGAATTCGTTTTCTTTAGCTTCTGCTTTAGTCCATGTTTGGTGGAACCAATTACCCGTGCCATAAGGAGTGGATAATGCTATACACCCACCACCAGTAGCAAGTGTTTGTTGAGCTGAGGCCCAAATTTCACCAATATTTTCAATAAACGCTGCCTCATCAATTATTAGAAGTGATACTGCTTCCGATCTACCTGCATCACTAGAAGCTGAAGTAGCTTTAATTTGGGATCCGTTTTGAAGTCGGAGGGCTAGTTTGTTGTTTTCTTCATAATCTACTTTAAGCCAAGAAGGTAAATTTTCATACATAAATTTAACCTTTGTAACCATATTTTTAGCGGTTTCTTG